ACCCCCATCAGTTGATCCATAATCAAAAGAAGAATCATATCTAAATGATGCTCTTGAATAAGTAGATGAGCCATCAATAACGGTGCCACCAACAAAAAATCTCATTGTTAAATATTGATTATCTGTTGCTGGTAAAAAATTTCCTTCAAAATAATAAGTATCGTATGTTGAGTTTATATATGTACTACTAATATCAACTTCTGATACACCAGAGCTTTGTGATGCTGTAACAAGATGAACCATGCCAGGAGAACTTTTAATCAAACTATAATCAAGTCTTTTAAGAGTTCCAGCATCTGAAACCAAAAACTCATCTGTATCTGCTGGCTCACTTGCTAAAGCAGTTTTGCCAGAAATTAAATCATCTGCAATTTGAGCCGATCCAACAGATGCGTTAGGTGGATTAATTGTTTGTACTGCTTTTCCTAAAAATACAGCATACATAGTATCTGTACCATTAACCAAAGCTGCGGATAAAGTTAAAGATGTTCCACTAGCTGTGTATGCTTTGCCACTTCCAGGCTCTTGAACAACATTATTAACTACAAGTCTAATATCGTTTTCATTTACAACACTATGATCTAAAGTGTATGCAGTTTGACTATTAACAATAGTAAAAACTTGTTTTTCAAAACTTGCATAACTTTCAGCAGGTTTGTTTCCCAAATATCCCATATTAATTTTTTCCTTATGTACTAATAGAATCTACAACCGACAAAATGCAATCTACGGCAGAAGCGGTATCGCTTAACGCTTCAACACTATCTCCAGACTGTAAAACTACTTTTGAACCACCGTCAATTAACTCCAGAGATCCACCGCTTGGTATCGGTGCACCTTTGATTAAGTAATAACTTGTACTACTATTTTTAACAGTAGCGTCAATGGTTACGGAAGAGCCAGATTTATTAGCAAAACGCATACCAATTATTGCGTCATCACTATTCGCAGCAGCTCTTATTTCAGTTGCAGAAGTTCCGACATTTTGTTTTAAAATTCTTTCAAAATCTTGTGCCATATTCCTCCTTACAGGGCAATCGCCATAGCTACAGCAAACCCTGCACTTGCAGCACTAGAATTTGCGTCAACTAAAGTTACTATTCTTGATAAGGCAGCTTTTCTATTTGTTCCACCAGCTCCGTCATCAACTACAATTAAATCTGATGTTGTTAAATCCGCCCCAATATCAGTTGCCCCATCAATGTTTAAAGCTGATACTGAAACTTTATTAGCAGTACTTATAGTTCCTAATTTTGAATCCGCAATACTATTAATTGCTAAAGAAATATTTCCTGAAGAAGTAATTGGAGAATTTGAAACTGTAAATTCCCCTGCACCACTATCCGCTATACCTATTGAAGTTACAGTTCCGGTATTAGAAGGTGTAACTTGTGTATATGTAATATTAGTAGAACCTATCGAACCGGTACTATCGGTTGTGCATAAAAATATTTTATTATCGTTGGTAGAACCTTGATTAACTACTACTAATCCGCCAGATAATTCTGCAATAGTATCATGTTCCGGATCTCTTGAAGCAGCTCCGCTTGATACTGCTAAATATAATCCATTTTCCGTAGCCGTTGATTGATCTTTAACTAAAACTCTATCTCCGGCAACTAAAGTAACACCGTCAATACTATCTCCGGCTTCTAATCCATTTGATAAATTTACATTAGCTGTCGTAGCAACTTCAGCAATAATTCTTGTTCTTAAACCGGCAACAGCTTCGTCAACATAATTTTTAGTAGCAGCGTCTGAACTATTACTTGGAGAACCTAATCCTGTTACACTTCCACCGGTAATTGCTACATTACTAGAGGCTTGTGTAGATATACTTCCTAAACCTAAAGAAGTTCTAGCCGTTGAACCTGATTCGGTTACAAAATTAGAACCATCTCCAACTATAAAATTACTATCCGTTGGCGTAAGTCCTGCAATATCTGTTAATTGTGCATCACTAGCCTGTTTTGCGTCTAATTGTGTTTGGATAGCTGATGTAACTCCATCTAGATAACCAAGTTCTGTTGTTGTAACATCGCTAACTTCTACTTTTCCAGAACCATTTGATTGTAAAGCTCTTGAAGCAGTTAAATTTGAAGAAGCTATTGTTGTTGCACCTCCGGTTAATGTTGCTTGTTTTGAATCTATTTGTGTTTGTACTGCACTTGTTACTCCGTCTAAATATCCTAATTCGGTATCGGTTACATCTGATACTGCTATTTTCTGTGAACCATTAGAAATAACAGCTCTATTTGCCGTTAAACTTTCGGTATCAATAGTAGTAGCCGAACCTGTAATAGTTGCCTGTTTTGCATCAAGTTGAGTTTGAATTGCACTTGATACTCCATTTAAATATTGAAATTCTGTATCTGATATAGTTCCGTCTGCAATTTTAGTAGCCGAAATTCCTGTTGGTATTGAATCATTTGTTTTTGATAATGCACCAATATAAACTGTTGTAATAGCTTCATTAGATAATGAACCGGAATCCCAAGTTACATTAATTGTAGTATTTGTTGAAAAAGAAGAACTAGAAATAGTTCCGTAAATAGTACCAGGTGTTGCTGCTGTTAATTTAATTCTTCTTCCGGCATGATAAACAGAAGTTACATCTACACCGGCAATCGTAAACGAAGTCGAACTTGCATAGGCATAAGTTACACTAGCATCGCCATCTCCGTATTCCACCCATTGACTATCATTAAACCAATCTCTAGTATTTTTCATTAATGCTCTAATTGCATTATTCAAATTACTAGGTAACATTCCCTCCGCTACGCTAATAGTATTTAATGATGTGTTACTTGCTTGTGTTGTTGAATAATCTTTAATATTTGTTGTCATTTAATCTCCTATAAACCATGCAAACGCTTTATTGTTTTCTTTGTTTTTTTGATTTACTAAAACATTAACCGCTTCTTCTACTTGTCTTTGAAAAAATTCTTGTGTATCTAAACTATATCTAACATTATCTATATCAGTTTTATCCGTCATCTTCTACCTGCTCTTGAAGCAATTAAATCAACTCCTTGTGCATGATTCCAGACTTTACCGCTAGGAATTTTTACATTAACTCTAATATATCTGCCGGATTCTCTAACCGGAACAGAACCGTTTGTTACCATAGCACTATAACTAGAAGTTGATATAGAATCAGCTAATCTTTCTCTAGTTGTTATTGCAACAGTAGAAACAGCGTCAACAATAGGTCTAACTTCGGTTATATCCGACCTTAATCCAGGAAACAACTCTATTTCTTTAGTTTCTAGCTCAACTTCATTCGAATCGCCTGAAAATATTGCTGCTTTTTTGTTACTATCTATTGCACCTAGATATAATTGTCCACCTTGCCAAAAGTCAGTATCTAAAGAAATATTAATATTTTCTAAATTTTCCGAAATTAAGTCCATTGTTTCAACGGTATATGCCCCAACAAACTGGGTAAATATAGTAGAAGCTGAAGCGTCTGCAATAGACCATTTTTCGGTTACATAATTATATATAATAACTCTATCGCAAATTCCGGTTGTATTACTTGTATTATTAGAAGATGGATAAAGCCAAATAGCTAATTGATTAAAAGGGTCAACCGCAGCTGTTATTCTATCGCTAAATGCTTTGTTTAAATCGGTATCAAAAAATCTATTTACTTTTTCTGCCCCTATTGGTTTAACTTGATCTCCATTAACTTCAAAAAATCCATCGTCAGCGTAAAAGAAAGCTCTTCTATTATCTTGACAAACAGTTTTTCCATAAGTTGCACCTCTATTGGGAGATATAACTGAAAATCTAAATACGGTTGCCCCACCAACATAATCCATTCTTATAATTTCGTTTTGTCTGAAAACATAACCATATTCTCCAGAAGTTATAGCTACTACTTGTCCTCCAGAACCAGGTAAATCTTGATAATCAGCTTGTTTAGTTCCAGGTGTCCATGATTTAATGTCATTTAATCCTGACCATTGTACTCTATTCCTATATTCTAAATTAGGAGTTTGCGAATAATCAATTACATTTCCTGTAACTAAAAAATCTCTAATTACACCTGAAACTCTAAAAGTAGGCGGTGTTCCTGCAGTTGAAATTGTGCTTAAATTTGCAAAACCTGTTGAAGTTCCCATTAAAAAATATTGTGGAGCATCTACTCCATTACTTGCAATTATATAATCGCCAAATTGGGTAAAGCTAACAAAATCGGTACTACTTCCTGTTAAAGGTGTTCCGCCTGTAAAATTTGTTGTCGTTAATCTTGTAGTGTCAGACGAAACATTGGTTAAATTATCTCTGCCGACAGTAGCCCTTGTAACTGTAACTTCTGCTGATGATACTGTTGCTGAAAAATCGGCATGACCATTGATAGTATTTTTTAAATTTGTAGCGGTAGTATCATTATTTGTTTGTACTTGAAATTCATTTGTAGATGGACTTCCAGTAGATGAAGTAAATA